AAATTTGCTGATGTATATGCTCGCGTTCAAATTATTAACTCTACTTTTTCCTGGCCCAGATTGGGCCTCGGTGTTGAAGAGTCTGATATACTCGGTCGCATCCTTATTGCCGCAAGGCAAACAATAAGTGATGTTCTTGGTGATCTGGAATTAACCGATTGGTTTTCCAGGTGTAACGTTAGTGGTGGGGTTACCCTCGGTTTGAAGTTCGAAAGAACGAACATCGAGGATAAATTTACTTACCCCTTAACTACAACCGCTAGTGTCTTACCTATTTACGACTGCTTTTGCGCGTGGGATCCGCAGCATTTAACCGCTGTAGAAGAATTGAATCGATATTCTGATTCGCCCCGCTTTAGTGTCGTGAATGGTTCACGCATGACAACTGTTCCCAAAGACGATCGAGCTGAAAGGCTGATAGCCATCGAGCCAACGCTGAATATGTTTTTCCAGCAAGGCTTAATGGACTTGATGTACCAGAAGCTCAAAAACTTTGGGTTGGACTTATCAACATTACCACAACTCCATCAGAATCTCGCGTATCTAGGATCAATAACGGGCAAGCTTGCCACGATTGATTTTTCTAGTGCGTCTGACTCGGTTGCAAAGACTTTAGTTAGTTTTTTGTTTCCTCCTGATTGGTGTAATGCGTTATTGGCTGTTCGTTCTCGAACCTCCATCATTGATGGTGAAGAGTATGAGCTACCCATGTATGCAACTATGGGGAATGCGACAACATTTCCTGTAGAAACGTTGATTTTTTACTCTATTGGACTTGCGTGTGTCGCCTATACAGAATCTGACCTGCTTTCGACAAGAAAGCATTTAAATCAGGTTTCCGTGTTTGGCGATGACGTGATCCTACCTACCCAGGCTGCTGACTTATTTATTTTAGTTAGCAAATGCCTTGGGCTTGAAGTCAATGACGATAAGTCGTTTATTTCTCGAACAGATAGGTTTAGAGAGTCCTGCGGTGGCGATTTCTTTGCCGGCCGTAACGTGCGCCCTTTTTATTTAAAGGCGCCCTCAGGAACGTCTAAGTCACAT